CTTCATTCTCAAGCACCAAACGCACCGCGCGCGCCCGCACTTCTGTCGAAAAACGGTTCCCTGAATTTCCTTTGGTCATGACTTACCTTCCAAGCTTTATGCTCTCCGGTAAACCCGGTCTGGTTCAGACTGGAGGCGGCGCTGCCACTCGGTTACCTGGAAGGAGGGAGCCATACGGTATCGCTTCGGTTACCCAACGGCGCAACCTGTACAGAGACACTATCGACCTCTGTCAATCAGCGTCCGCAGCGGATGGCTTGGCATGGGACCGATGGCACGGCTGAGCGAGGTGCGGCCATTTCGGTGGTCGTGCCGATTTACAATGCCGCCGATGATCTGGTGGTGTGTATCGAGCGATTGGCCGCCTACACGCCTGACACAGTGGATATCCTGCTTGTCGACGACGCTTCGCCTGATCCGCGGATTGGGGAAATTCTTCAACAGGTAGCCACCCGCACCAACATGCGGGTTCTGCGCAACGAAGCGAACCTTGGTTTTGCCTGCAGCGTCAACCGCGGCCTGTCCGAGGCCGCGCGCAATGATGTCATCATCCTGAACTCGGACGCAAGAGTGACCCCTGGCTGGTTCGAGGGGATGAGCGCGGCGGCCCGCGCCTTCCCGAACATCGCGACCGTGACGGCGATGTCCGACCGGGCCGGCGCCTTTTCCGCACCGAACATCGGCAACGACAACGATCTGCCGCCGGGTGTGGACGAAATCACCTATGCCCGCGCCTTCCGGCGGCGCAGCCTCGGACTTTACCCAACCGTCCCGACCGGCAACGGGTTCTGCATGTTCATAAGCCGGTCTTGCCTGGATGAGATAGGGGCGCTCGATGCCGATGCCTTTCCCCGCGGTTATGGTGAGGAAAACGATTTCTGCATGCGTGCCGGCAGGGCGGGCTGGCGCAACATCATAGATGACCGCACCTATGTGTTCCACGACCGCTCCAAGAGCTTCGGTGATGAGAAAAACGAACTGCTGGCCACCAGCCGCGCGGTGATCGACAAGCGCTATCCCGAATACAAGAAGGCCATCGCTGTCTACTCTGAGGGACTGCCGATTTGTCTGGCACGCTACCAGGCGCGGCGTGCCCTGATTGATTGCGAACTGCCCACGGCCTCCCTGCCGCGGGCGCTGTATGTGGTCTCCACCCAGACCGGCGGGACACCCCAGACAAACAAGGATCTGATGGCTGCGCTGGGAGATGCGCTGGACACATGGGTGCTGCGGTGCGACAGCCGGGTTTTGGAACTGAGTCACTTCCGGGACGGACTGCTACATATCGTGAGTCAGCATCGGCTGGAAGAGCCTGTTGATCCGATCACCCATGTTTCCTTCGAGTATGATGTGGTCGTGGCAGAGTGGATCCGTAATCTGGATGTGGAGCTTGTCCATATCCGCCACTTGGGCTGGCACAGCCTGTCCCTGCCGCAGATCGCCCGGTCGGCGGGCACAAAGGTCGTATTCTCCTTCCATGACTTCTATACGCTTTCCCCGACGGTCAAGCTCCTGGATGACACCAACACCTTCTGTGGCGGCCGGTGCACCGCGTCCCAGGGGGACTGCAGCATCGAACTCTGGCCGCAAGATGCACTGCCCTGGCTGAAGAACGGCTGGGTACATGTCTGGCGCGAAAAATTCGCCCGTGCGCTGGTTCATTGCGACAGCTTCATTACCACGTCCGACAGTGCCCGGGCGCGAATCCTGGAAGCCATTCCTGAACTGCCAGCCGACCGCTTCCAGGTCATTCCCCATGGCCGCGACTTTCCCAAATTCGAACAGCTGCGGGAGCTGCCCGTCCGTGGTGAGCCGCTGCGCATCCTGCTGCCGGGGAACATCAGTGCCGCCAAGGGGCTTGATACCGTCTACGACCTGCTCGAACGGGATACTGCCGGTCTGCTGGAGTTCCACGTACTTGGCAAAATCGACATGACCGACCGCAGCGGACATCCGCGTCTGTTCCAGCATGGCGAATATGCCCGCGACGAATTCCCCCAGAAAGTCGCGCCGCTGCGGCCGCACATGGGGGCGGTGCTGTCGATCTGGGATGAAACCTATTGCCATACTCTGACCGAGCTCTGGTCCGTTGGGCTGCCCGTCATCGTCTTCGATTTTCCCACCGTCGCCACTCGCGTGCGTCAAAGTGGCGGGGGGTGGGTGATGGACCACGAGGATGTCGGGGCGCTCTACGGCGAGATAATTCGTGTCGCCTTCGACAGCGAAGAGCAAAGCGCAAAGAATGCGGCCTTGGCTGAATGGCAGGCCGGCGAAGGCATCGCCAGCACCACGCGACTGATGGCGGCCAAGTACCTGGATGTTTACCGCGCCATCACGGGGCACGCGCAATCCGGTCGTGCCAAGTGCGGGCCAGTCGATACGGCGTCGCCGCGCATCGCCACACGCCGGCCGAGGATCGCCGTGGTCTGTCCTTCGGGAATTCGGCTGCAAGAAGCCAATGCTTCGACGGAGGTGAGGATCTGGGAACGTACGCGCAATGGGTTGGACCGTGATGTCACCTATATCCGCATGGTCCCCTCCAGTCTCCTGGCCAATATCGAGGCCGGGGGAATCGACGCTGCGATTCTGCAGCGCGCTGCCATCCCGAAAACGCTGGTGCCGGCAATCGCCCGCGCGTTCGCCGATACCGCCGTGCCCTATCTTTTCGATCTGGACGACGATCTGATGCACGTGCCCGCCGACAAGGATCCCGAAGGCTGCTATGCCGACTATGCACCGCTGCTGACTGATCTGATCAGCGGGGCTGCCCTGGTCACCCTGTCGACGCCGCCGCTGCTGGGTACGTATCGCCGGCTCAACCGCAATGCCGTGCTGCTGCCGAACCGCCTGAGCCAGGCTTTGTGGCGGGGTGCCTTGCCGGAGCGCCAGCCCGACGGCTTGGTGCGCGGCCTCTACATGGGCTCCACCACGCACCATGCGGACTTCGAACTCGTGCGCCCGGCGCTGGAGAGCGTGGCGCGCCGACACCCCGGGTTCCGCCTTGCCGTGATCGGCGTCATGCCGGGAGACGTGCCCGCCTGGGCCGAACGGATCGACGTGCCGCCGGAGGCCAGATCCTATGCGCGCTTCGTCCCCTGGCTGCGTTCGCTCGCCGGGCGGTTCGATTTCGCGGTTGCCCCACTGGAGGACACGCCGTTCAACGCCAGCAAGTCGCCATTGAAGGTCCTGGAGTACGGTGCCCTTGGCCTGCCGGTGCTGGCTTCGGATGTATCCGCCTATAGGGATACGGCACAGGCCGCGCCCGGGGCATTGTGCGTTCCCAACACCGTCGGCGACTGGACCGCCGCGCTCACCCGGCAGGTGGCGCTGGGGGCCGGCAATCGCAAGCACGGCGACGCCCTGCGCCGCTGGGTGTTCGAAACCCACGCGCTCGAGCCCAGCCTGCCGGACTTCGACGCGCTGGTCCTGTCGATGTTGGGGCAGAGCAGAATTTCAAAGGCAGGATCTTGTTCTCCGGCGAAAGCGGTGAAGCGCTTAAGTTCGCGATCTTGACAGGTTTGGTGAAAGGTCCATACGCCCGATGAGCGAAGTCACGTTACTGGACTTCACCTACCGCAACGGCGGCTACTACAACGCATGGGATTTCGCGCCTACTTGTCGCCGTATCCATATCGGACCATCAACGACACGACTTCGTCATGGACTTGGCCGTTTATGCGCGCAAGGTCTGCGATATCTTCAAGACCGCCGTATGAAGCAAGCTTGGCGCGGCTGTTCCGGTCCCCTGAGGCGGCTCCAATCAGACTTCTGTCAAACTGTATCCCAAGACGTCGAAACAGGTCAGGCCCCGACTCCTCGATGTCCTCAACCATGATGGATGTATCGGCAGTAGCTTCGGCAATCTTGTTCCACTCAATCCAGTAAATGGCTGACTTCAGTAATCGGTCATCCGTCTTTGTCACTCGAGGCACGAAACGTTCAATGAGCTTCCAGACACTGTCTTTCGCCGTACAGAACGAATTGATTGTCCGAAGTGGGGACCGGTAAATGTGAAAGATATTCTCAAACCTCGCCCTGTGAGTCGCGCGCGGAGCGGATCTCCAATCAACGATACCATCAGGCCCATACATCTCATGATTCGCCCGTATCCCGTGCGCCTGCATTAGCGACGTCATGAAATGCGTACCACTTCGACCGCAACCGGTAACCAGCACCTTAAGCGGAATCTTGTGCACCTGCATCCCTAATCATATCAAATCCGCCTCCCGCAACTGCTTTAACATAAGATCAGGCCGGCGTCAAAATGCGGTTGCGCACGTTGGCTGGCACTGACAGAATGGCGTCAAGACAGCTTCATCAGCTATCTTAGCGGCAGTTGGCTGAGTGGGGAATGGTGAAACAGGTACGAGGCGAAGCGGCGCCGCAATCGAAGGGATACAGATGTTCACTGAACCGCGCGAGGCCGAACTTTCGGATGTGAGTGAAAGAGTACGAAAATGGTATTTATGCTCGAATGAACGCGGCCTGACAAGAACGTTTGACGACATCAAAGTAGCCGTCATTTCCGCAAGGAAGAACACGACGCTGACCCCGATCCTGTTATATAACGGCCACACGCGGAGCGAAGTTTCCTGGTTGACAGATAACGGCGTGGAGGTCATCTTTACGGAAAGCTCTTTTTCGGACAGTCTGCGGCGCGCCTATGGCCGTCTGTACGGCACATTTTCCGCCCATTGGCTGCGTGTCGATATTCCTGAAATTGAAGGAACCGATCGGTATGTGCTGTATACTGATACAGACGTTATGTTTCTTTCGGATCCTGCGATGTTCACGTTTCAACCGGAATTCCTGGCAGCGTCTGAGGAAATGGCCGTGGGTCATCGGGGTCACTTCAATTCAGGTGTGATGGTAATGAACATACCTAACCTTCGGGCGGTGCGGCCCGAGTTTCTGAAGTCTATCGAGAACAGACTCGAAGCTGATTTCACCTATCCTTCGCATGATCAGAAGTCGTTCAATGACTTTTTCCTCGATCGCGTCTCATGGATGGACCCGCACTTTAACTGGAAGCCCTACTGGGGTTGGGATGATAACGCCCGAATTATTCACTTCCATGGTCCGAAACCGCGGGACGTAGATCGCATCAACAGGGACCCTGAGGTGTCGATGAAGGCGAGCTTCAAGTCCCTATACAGGCGAAACATGGAGGCGTATGCCACATACATAGAACTGTATAATAAGTTTCTGGCGGAAGGCGATTGAGGTGGGTGTTATTCGAATTATCTGACTGACGGCTGGACGAGGGCCGGGGAAGCGGCTCCCTAGCGCCTCAAGACGCGTCTGATTGGTTTTAACTGAGGGGGCTGGAGTGTCGAGGGAAGAAAAGGCGAGAGTGACTGAGTTGAGGATATTGGAGAATTACAATGGCTCTCATCCCCACTTTGCATATTGTTCCGGGGGATTGCGCAGAATATCTGTTGATCCGCATGACTCCAGGGTGCGCAACGTTCTTCTTCCGAGAAACGTAAGGTCCATTGCCAAAAACCATTGCTTTGTCTTTGCTTGCATTAAATTTCTATCAGTTGACATTTTTCTCGACATAGGTGTCAACTACGGCGAGTGTCTCTTTTCCGTCCCGCTGTTTTGCGAAACGCGTTTGTTGGGCTATGAGGCAAACGCCGATCTGATTCCATTCATAGAAAAGTCGCTGGCCTACAATGACGACCTTCGCAACGTGGAGATAACGTGGAGCGCGATAGGGGATACCGTTGGCACAATCGATTTTTTTGTCGACACACAGTGGTCAGGGAAGTCGAGCGCCCATGGAAATGCGAATAAGCCGGAGATCGTCAAGCATTCGGTTCCCTGTTCCACAATCGACAGGGAGCTTGCGGGTGAAAAGAACCTGAACCTCATCCTGGTCAAGGTGGACGTCGAAGGCTTCGAACCGAAGGTATTGCGGGGCGCATCGCAAACGTGCAGTGCCGTGCCTAACGTCATCTTTCTTATCGAATTTGATAGCAACCACCTGGCGCGTGGAAACCATTCGCCGGAAGAGTTCGTGGCCGAGTTAACAGACATTTTTGAGGTATACAATTTCAAAAGGAGCGTATTCAGTCGAGTGCGCAGTATAGATGACATCGAGTACCATGACCCGATTAAGAAACGGCATCACACCGATCTCGTTTTGGTGAAATTTCAGGACAAGGATATCGAAGCAACGTTCCGCGATAATATACTGTCGTCCAGCGTTGGCGCTTTGGGTGCAAAGCTCTTCAAGGCGTGATGGTGAGCCGTCCTGTATCTTCGGGGCTGGGTGGCGAATTGCCGGCCCGGGTTAGAGTGCCTGGCATGTGGCAACCATCCTCTCGCACAGGAGATCACCATGGCACGTCGAAAAACCCAACCGGAGGACATCGAACCGGATGAGAATACCTTCGCCTTGTCCTGTGACGGGCATGAAATTTTGTCGGACGACGGCACGATCAACGACGATCTGGTACGCGCCCGTTGTCATCGTATGCTGTTCATCGCCCTGTCGCGCGAGGATGCTTTCCTCTCAATAGCCCGCCCCGGACTTGATCCGGCGGGCCGGGGGTGGAGGCCGCCGGACTGCGCGTTCCGCCATCAACGGCTCACCCGCACACCTCCTTCACCGCTTCCGCCGTGGCGCCGGCGATCTGGTCGGCTTCCGGCTCGCTCAGGCACAGCGGCGGGGCGAAGCCCAGGATGTCGCCCTGGGGCATGGCCCGGGCGATGACGCCGCGGCGCAAGAGGGCGGCAGCCACCTTCCCGCCGATCCCGGCTGCGGGCTCGAAGAAGCGCCGTGCCTCGCGGTCGGCCACCAGTTCCACCGCGCACAGCATCCCCTCGCCGCGTACCTCGCCGACGTTGGGGTGATCGCCCAGCGCCTTGCCCATCGCCGCGTTCAGATAGGCCCCCACGGACTTCGCATTGTCGACCAAGCCGAGCCTGTCGATCAGCTCCAGGTTGGCCACGCCGGCGGCCGCCCCGATCGGGTGGGCGGAGTAGGTCCAGCCCTTGCCTATCCGGTTAACTCCCACACTGCCCAGATATAGTGGTTGATAGGTGCAACGTAACTCAAGATGGCGCTACATGTAGTGGGTGTCTGCATTAACCGGATAGGCACGGTCCAGCCATGGCCAAACACGCCGTTCTCGTCGGTGCCGCGCTGGCTGAAGCCGGACCTGATGACCATCGCCAAGGGGCTGACGTCGGCCTACGCGCCGCTGTCGGGCTCGATCGTGTCGGACAGGATGTGGGCCGTGCTGGCGCCACCATGCCGAACTGCAGCGAGCGCGAGGTGCGGTAGATGCGGCGCGGGTCCTGGGTGTGCAGATAGGACACGAGCCCGTACTCGGTGTCGTTGGCGCGGGCCACCACCTCGTCCTCGCTGTCGAAGGGCGTGATCGCCGCGACGGGCCCGAAGGTTTCCTCGCGCATGACCGCGGCGTCGTCGGGCACGTCGGCGAGCACGGTCGCGGCGAAGAACAGCGGCCCCTGGCCGTCGCGCGCCCCGCCCGCAGCGTCAGCGCCTTCACCCGCTCGGTGAAGCTCTTGCAGAACTCATCATAGACGGTGCGCTCGACATAGAAGCGGTTGGCACCCAGGCAGTTCTGCCCGGTGGTGGCGAACTTCGCCATCATGGCCTCGTCCACCGTCAGCTCCATGTCGGCGTCGGCGAACACGATGAACGGCGCATGCCCACCCAGCGCCAGCACCAGCCGTTTCACCGTGGCGGCCGCCTGGCGATAGAGCAGCCGGCCGATCTCGGTCGACCCGGTGAACGCCAGCGCGCGCACCCGGACGTCGTCCATCCACGCGCCGACGATTTCGGCCGCATCGCCCGGCACCACGTTGAAGACGCCCTTCGGCAGCCCCGCCCGGCCGGCGAGTTCCGCCAGCGCCAGCGCCGACAGAGGCGTCTCGGCGGAGGGGTGCGACACGACGGTGCAGCCGGCGGCCAGCGCCGCGCCGGCCTTGCGGGTCAGCTGGCGGCGGGGAAGTTCCACGGCGTCACCAGGGCGGCCACGCCGACCGGCTCGCGCCACACCTCGACCTCGGCGTCGGGCAGATGCGACGTCACGCCCTCGATGTTGGGGCGTTTGGCCTCCTCGGCATAGAATTCCACGAAGGACAAGGATCAAGCGAAAGACCATCGAACAGCGGCGCTTGCAGCACCGTGAAGCCGTAGCATAAAGTGCCAAATCAGATGGGCCAGAGCCTCCACTGAATCGGCCGGCCATCTGTCTCAAAAACTCTGACGACGGACAGCTGCCGGCAAAAATCCCGCCCGGCTGCAAACACCTGGCGATCTCGCTGATGGTTGTCTCCGGCTTGTGCACATGCCCCAGCGATTGCCACGTCCAGACAATGCCGAACTCGCCGTTGCAGAACGGCAGGAGCTTGCCGGCGGACTCGGCAACATCGGCATCCATGGTGCCGTCGGCGCTCCGATCCCGAGTGCGCGGATCGTTGGACTCGGCAGACCCGGCCACCGCACGCGCCCTGTCCGCCCTCTCCGGCGCTGCTCCGGCTCGAGAACAAGGTATCGTCAATTGTTCTGTGTCACGAGGAAAGGGGCACTGATATTACATCCCGCCTAGCGGACAGCAAACCGATCCCCGAGGATCGCCTTGACCGTGTGGCCTCCCATGTAGAGGCCGCAGTAGACGGCGGTGAAGGCGATCAAGTGCTCCCACGGGATCGTCGGCACCTGCAGCTTGAGGACCCCGTTGAACACCACTGGCGTCAGCATCGTGTTCTGGAGCCAGAGGTAGAGATTGAGATACATGCCGCCCGGCCGCCACCAGTAGGCGAAGCCGCCGTGTTCCGATTCCCGGCCTGCCAACCGCTCCGCCATGCGCTGCTCAGCCAGAGCGACAGCCGCCCATTCGGGTCCACGCTCGGCTTCGAGCCTTGTGAGCCTCGCCACCGCCTCGGGGTCGGTCTCGATCTTCCGCACCGCCTGCTCAGGCGTGGAGACGCCGAGCTCCTTGAGCACGGCGCCGCCGACGGTCGTCACGATCGGCCCGGCCTTGCCGCCGATGATGCCGCCCAGGATCTTGAGGCCGGCATTGGCGAGTGGTCCTGCAAGCAAATTCCACATGTTGGTTCTCCTTTTCAGAATGAGCGCAGCCAGCCGGCGAGCCGGGGCGCGAAGCCCCGGACCCGCGCTGCGACGAGGTCGCGGTAGTGCCAGGCGAGGTAAGCTAGGAAGAGGACGGCGATCACGGTGACGACGATGCCACCAGCAGTGATCCACGGATCGCCGAAGATGCCTGGCTCGACCGCGGATCCGGGAGTTGCGGCCTCGTTTCCGCCAGCGGTCGCTGCCCCTCCGACCGCCCCGCTGCCGCCTCGCTTCGATTTGCGGCGGGCGTCCAACTCGCGCTGCAGCGCTGAAAGCGTCTGCTTTCCGATCAGCCCGTCCACGGTGAGACCGTAGTGTCGCTGGAAATCGAGCACCGCCTGGCGATCGATCTTGCCGGCGGCGGCGCCGGGCTCGAAGCCGACCTCCCTGAACGCGTCACGAATTTCCGCGATCTCACCGGCTGCGACCGAGATCACGAAGCTCGCAAACTGCGGATCGGCTCGCGCAGCGCTGGAAGCAATGCTCAGATCGGCTGGCCACTTGTCGAGCAGAATGACGTCAGCCTCCTCATGCCGGCGGCGTTTGAGCCCAGGGAGCACCCGTCCGCCGCCCTTGTTCCAGAGCGCGAGCCGCGACCTGACAGCGCTCCAATCGCCAGCCTTGTAGGACTGGACCCACGACGCCCGCTCGATGGCGCCGGTATTGAAGTGGAATGAGACTGCGCCGTCGAAGGCGTGCTGCGGCACCCTCCCCAGCGCTTGGTGCACTGCCGGCTCGTAGTTCCGGGCGAGCGCTTGGCTGAGCAATCTGCTCGCTTCGGCGCGGGTGATCGTCATGCCGGCATGCGGCGTGACCACGCCGCTCGCCGCGGTGAGCCCGGCACCGATGGTCCATTTGCCGGCAGGGCAGCGATAGGCGGTGAGGACAACGCCCTCGTGAGCCTCGAGGAAAGGTATGCCCTTATCTTCACTGGTCGTCTGCATGGTTGCCTCCCGACTGGAATGAAAAAGCCCGCCGGAGCGGCGGGCTGGCGGGTTCAGGACTGGCGGCGTCGATCAGGGACCGTTGCCGAACAGCTTCAGCTTGATCGCGAGGCCGGCGATGAGCGCAAGCAGGATGCCTGTGGTGACGAGCCGCACCGCCGTCTGGACTGCGGTGCGGCGCACGAACCGCAGGCATTCGAGCAGAGAACGAAGGTCCCGGACGTCGATTGCGGCGTCCTTGCCTTCGAGCCCGACGTCGGCAAGCGCGCGCCTGGCCCCTTGCTCAGCGGCGCGTTCGAGCATCCTTTCGAGCTCAGCCTCGGATAAGCATATCTGTCCGCCTGAGGCCCCCCGAGCAGGGGGCGGAGCAGGTTTCGGCGGGTTCATCTCGAACCTCCGTGAGTGGTGGCATAGCGTGTCCGCCACGTCGCGCGCACACGCGCATTCAGCCGCGGTTCGCACCCATGGGGCTGATCGGCGAAGGCCTCGCCCACAGGGCGCCTGTGGCGCCCTGTGGCGCTATGCGACCTTGAACCCCCACAACCTGGTGTGGTCGGCAGCGAAATAGCCGTCGGCAGCCGTAAAATTGCCCTGCAACTCGACCGTGTCATTCGCGGCGAGCACGACGGCTACGTAGAGCCAGATCGCTGTCACCTCGGAAACATGCGCGCCGGTGATGCCGCCGAAGGAGCCGGGAACGACATCCGTCCCGTTCTTGAGAAGCCGCGCCTGCATGCGGGCGGACGTGCTGGAGTTGACCTTATAGAGACAGGTGGCGCCAAAGGTGTAGAGCCCGGCAACGGGCGCGGTGAAGCGGTTGTTGCCGGCATCGAACGCGTTCTGGTCATTGTAATCGGTGGTGTTGATGCTGATCGTCGTCCAGCTGTTCGTGGCGATGTAGTTGTCAAAGTCCGTGAAGCCGGCGAATTTCGGGTTGCTGGGAAGATCGACGATGCCGGTCGCCTCATCGATCTCGATCGCGTCGTTGAAGGCGGACCCATCTGGCGAGACGGCGACGCGCAGACTATCCGATCCGAACAGGCCGACCAGCGCCTTGGTCACGAAGCCGGTCTGCAGCGTCAGCCCGAGATCGTCGCCGGCCGCCTCCTTGTTCATCGTGTAGAACAGATCGCCCGTGCCGCCCTCGGCCACGGTTCGCGCGGTCCAGAGCGCGGCGTTGAGCTTTGCCGCGAACGGGTTCGACGTATCCGCGATGGTGCCAATGCCGAGGAGCGCCAGGTTCTGCAACTCGTCGGGCGTCGTGCCGATCCAGCCGGAGCCATCGAAGGCCAGCAGCAAGCCTTCATCTTCGACCCACACCCGCCAGCCCGCGCGCGGCGGCAGGCGCAACCAGGCGCCATCGGTCCAGAGCGCCACGTTCAGATCCCAGCCTGCCCAGTCGCCGGTGGCAGCCGAGGCGACGATGTATCGGTCGCCATCGGCCGGCGATACCGGCGGCGCCGTCAGATCCCGATCCTTGACGGAGAGCTGCACGAGCCCGTCGAGGATGCGCAGCGCCTCGTTATGGGTGACATGCTTCTGGGCCTGCGCCGCGAGGATGTAGGGCAGCAGTAGATTGGTGGTGGTGTCGGACATGGGCGATCCTCAGAATGTGAGAGTGACGGTCTTTGGCGCGCCCCGCCCGACGAGGGCGGAGAGCTGGAAGATGCGTAGGCGCAAGTTGTCACCGGGGCCGAGCGGCGCGCCCCAATCGGCGGTCTGGTCGGCAGTGGTGTAGACCGCGCTGGTGGTGGCCGTGGACAGCACGCGTTTCACGCTCGCGCCGTCGAGGATCTCGACCTCGTAGGCTTCGTTCGCAGGGCTTGCCTGGCCCCACTGGGGCCAGGGTCCCTGCTCACCCTCCGCCATTGGCACTTCGAGCCCGCCCCAGCTGTCGGCCGCCAGCGCGCGGGACCGGCGCGTCCAGCGGATGGTCAGATCGCCGGGCGTGCGGGGCCTGCGCCAGGGCTGTTCGACATGGGCCACGGAGAAGGGCCGCAGCCCGACGCCCGCGGGCGTGAAGGCCTGCGCGACGTAGGTCTCGTCGCTGACCGGCCGGCTGGCTGGACCGATGCGCCAGTTCCACGGGATCCCAAGGTCGGCCTCGGCGATCGGCAGGGACGCCAGCGCGGTGTCCAGCACCACGACCCGCGCGCCAGCAGGTGCCGGGTTGCCCACTGCGCCTTCGGTCCCACGCTGGCCGCGCAGCAAGCGGGTCAGTCGGTATCGACCCGGTGCCAGCAGCACCGCCGCGCCCGCCTGCACGATTTCCCAGGTGCCGGGCGCGGTTTCCACTCCCAGCGCGTTGGCGCCGCCGAACAGCGTCAGATCGGTGACGCTTTCCAGCGTCCCCGTCAGCAGGTCGATCACCAGCACATTCCCGAGATCGAAACGCGACACCGGCCCCGCGAATAAATCCGAGACGAGCGTTCCCATCCGGGCGCGGGTTCCAAAGATGGTGAGAAGTTCGAACCCGTCGGTCGACGGGCTGCGGAACACCGCGATCTCGCCCGGCCAGGGAACCGCGTGCGCCGCAATGAGGGGCCGATGCGCGGGCTGGTCCTCGGTCAGCTGCGGCAGGTCCATCAGCACCGCGTCCGGCGCGCCGAACACGACGGCGCGCGAGAGCGAAGAAGCCCGGGCCTGCCCGGGCGGCAGGTCATAGATTGCCCGGTCCTGGCGGACCACCTCGATGCCGCGCGCCTCGGCGTCGGCGGTGGAGATCAGCCGCAGCGGCAGCGACCGGCCGTCATGGTCGAGCGTCACCACATCGGCCGGGTCCAGCGCCAAGCGCGAGGGCGGCAGACGGAACGCCGCCGTCTCGCGCCCCACCCACGCCTCCATCAGCGCGCGGCGGCAGCGGCGTTCGGCCTCCTCGGGCGCCACGGCCATGGGGAAGGACTCCGAGGCGATCCGGGTCGTGTCCACCGTGATGCGCCGCGCCTCGACCTGTGCGGCGTCGTAATCCTCGTCGGCGCGGGCGACCTGCCATTTCAGGGCCTGCGGCAGTTCGGTCTCCTGGCCGCGCGTGAGCTCCAGCACGTCGCCCTCGCGGGCCGCCACCAGATCGTCGGGCGCAAGGGTGGCGACGGAGGCCCGACCGCGCATGACAAAGCGAATGACGCCCTCGGTCTCCACCGCGTCGAAGCCGAAATGCCGCGCGAGCGTGGTAATCGAGGCGCGCGGCGACTCGAGCGCGGTGATGGCATAGCCCTCGACCGCGCCCCAGAGGCCGGTGACGTCAAGCCGCTCCTCGGGCAGCCCGGCGCGGAGACAGAGGTGCCGCACGAGTGCGGCCAGCGACACCGACCCGAGCCGTCCGGTCAGCCAGTGCCCGAGCCGCCAGTTCGGTCCGTCCGTCCAGAAGTCGGTCATCTCCGGGAAGAACGGATAGGGCCGCGCATCCCAGGTCCAGACCGCGCATTCGGGGACGTGCACCATGCGGTCGCCGTAAACGATTGAGGTCGGGTTGTTCGCAGCCTCGCCCCACCAGAGATACGTCGCCTCCAGATAGGCGCGCTGAATCGCATCGTCGCGCCAGCCCCGCGAGAAATGCGGCGTGAAGCTTTCGGACGACTTCGGATCGTAAAAGACGTTCGGCTGGTTGGTGCCCCGGTCGATGGCCGGGCAGCCGAGTTCGGTGAACCAGATCGGCTTCGATTGCGGCACCCAATCTGTGGGTTGCATCAGCGCATTGCCGTTCGGGCGGTCGTGGTGAGGGTTCGACCACCAGGCGCGCAGGTCTTTGGGGCGGAAGACCCAGTCGGTGTTCCCGCTATCAAATGTGATAGCCTGGTCATACATCAGGAGCGGGTTCGGAACGGGCACGGGCCAACCGGTAGTTGGCTCACCGGTGATGTTGGTGGCCCCCGGGCCACTGGCGCCGTAGCTACCAGAGCCCGCGCCGGCCCAGTTCAAGAGATCCCCGTCGGTCGTTGCAGCCGAGCCGAGCAATACGCCATCACACCAGAGCCGAATCGTCCCCGTTGCCATGGTGACATCCCAGACAAGCTCATGCTCCTCGCCATCGAAAGGCATGTCCGCGATAGGGATATCCAGAAAAGCGGTCTCGTTGTCCGGAGCCGTCACGGAGCCCCTGCCGGCTCTGTATCGGAACACGGTACCGCCCTCGCGCAGGCCGAGCAGCATGCCAGTACCAGAGCCACCGCGCTCGAACAGGACGCCGTCGGTCGGGTTCGCCGGAAGCGGCACCCTTGCGGAAAACGCCGCATCTGATTGCCGGGTCACTGCGCCACCGAAGTCGGCGTCGGTTATCGTGGAACCGGAGGTCTCGGAAAAACTGCGAGATGGCGTGATCGCGGCAAAAACCGATGCCGTGTCGAGGATCGGCGTCCGGATCTGGGCAACGCGATCGGCCGGGCTGGCATAGAACCACTCAAACCCCTCGCCCCCGGCGATGTTCGACTGAAGATAGGCGCGGTCGTAGATCGCGGGGCTGCCGTCCAGCGCATCGAGGTGTTCGAACCCATCGCGCCAGTCCGACAGCGGCATATAGTTGTCGATGCCGATGAAGTCAGTATTGGCGTCCGCCCAGAGCGGGTCGAGGTGGAAGAATACGTCGCCCGAGCCGTCGCCCGGCTGATGCCCGAAATACTCCGACCAGTCGGCGGCGTAGCTGATCTTCGTGTCCGGCCCGAGGATCGCGCGCACATCCGCGAGCAGGTCTCGATAAGCCTGCACCGCCGGATAGGTGCTGGCCCCTGAGCGGATCGTGGTCAGCCCGCGCATCTCGGAGCCGAGCAGGAAGGCATCGACCCCGCCGGCGGCTGTGCAGAGATGGGCGTAGTGCAGCACCATCCGGCGCAGGCCCCAGTCGCCCGAGGGGCCGGTCCAGATGACTCTCTCGCCAATGATTGCGAAATCGGACGGGCTGGCGCTGCCGAAGAAGGCCGCGACCTGCGCGGCGGCCGTCGCGGTCTTGTCCACGGTCCCGGCGAACCCGGCGGCGGGCGAACAGGTGATCCGCCCCCGCCAGGGGAAAGCGGGCTGGCCCGTCTCGGCGGCGTTGTCGGAATAGGGGTTCGGCAGGCTGTTGCCCGGAGGCACGTCCATGAGGATGAACGGTGAGAGCGTGACGCGCAGCCCGCGCGCCCTCGATTCCTTGATGGCTTGCACCACACTGAAATCTGCTGGCGTGCCCCCGAAATTTGGCCGGCCTTCGTCATCCGTGCTCACGAGATGGGCAGCGGTGCGGGTGACGCCGTTCACGGTCCATGTGTGCGGGGTCGTGATCTTGGATGCCAGATCGACGCCGGGGCGAAGGGTGCACGCGCCCGCGCGCAGGTCGTTGCCGAACCAGGCCACCACCAGGCTGACGCTCTCGACATGTGGCGCGCTGGCCTGCAATCGGTCGAGCGCCACCACCATGTCGGCAGTGTCCGAGAGCGCGATGAGGTTCTCCGCGCCCTGATTGCCCGCCCGTCCCTTGCGGATGCCGTCCGTCGCATAGACGAACTCGCCCGAGGCCGGGATCATGGTGACGGCGCGGGTCAGCCCCTCGGCGGTGTCGGGATCGGCGAGCGGCCGGAAGACCTCGAAGGAGAGCTGCGGAATGCGGTTGCCATAGGCTTCAAGCGGCAGCTCCTCGAACACGACATAGGCGGTGCCGCGATACGCGGGTGTGCTGGCCGCCCCCATCTTCGCGGCAATGAACGGGTCCGCGGTCTGTATCTCGTCGCCCGGATACCAGCGCCAGGTGATCCCGGCCGTGTCGAGAAGCTTGCCATCCGCCCAGATGCGGCCAATGCCGGTGATTCCCCGCCCTGCCGGGCCTCCTCCGCCTCCATTCTCTCCACTGGAGAGAATGGTCCCTCCGGGACCGGCTTCGGAGCCTTCGCAGAGCGCCACGGCGAAGGAGGCGTAATAGCGGTATTCGGTGGTCTTGACCTTGCCGCCGCCGCCCTTGCCGCCGCCTTGCGTGGTGGTGCTGGTCTCCTCGCGAAAATCCGTCGCCCAGATGACGTTGCCACCCATGCGCATCCGGCCGTAGAGGCGCGGGATTACCGCGCCCTCGGTCGAGGACGTGATCCGCAGAGTGTCGAGCCTCGGTCCCTCGATCCGCTGGGCTGGCGCGAGCGAAGAGACAATCCAGCTGTCGACCACCGACCCGACGGATGAGCCGATGACGCCGCCGATGGTGGCGGCGCTCACACCAAGGATGGTCCCGCCGATGCTGCCGCCAATGGCGGTGCCGGCCGCGCCGAGGACAAGCGTTGTCACAGATCAGTCCCCCTCGGGAAACAGGAAGGCGAAGGCGATGCGCCGCCGCCAGGATGGGGTGAGCGGCTGCTCGATCACGCCGAGCCGCTCATAGGCGTGGAGGAAGATGTCGGGCGCGGTCATGATCCCGACATGTTTGGCGATGGCGCGGGGCATCATGCGAAAGACAACCATCGCGCCGGGGCCAGCCTCGGTGACCGACACCTCGATCATCATGCGCCGCGCGCCCTCTACTAGCCCTATCGGGCCTTCTCCGCCTCCAATCGCTCCACTGGAGCGATTGGTCCCTTGCGGGACCGGCTCCGAAGCCTCGCGCGGTCCCGTCTCGCCCCAGTCGCGACTGTAGGGCGGGAGCGGGAATGGCTCTGGACCGACGACCTCTCGCCAGACGCCGCGGGCCAGCCCGACGCAGTCGCATCCCGTCCCGCGCAGGCTGGCCTGGTCATGATACGGCGTGCCGAGCCAGGCGCGGGCGGCGGCGATGATCCTCTCCGGATCGGCGGGTTTCACAATACGCCTCCATCGTGGCCACCATCGCGCGACGCATAGCGCAGCACGGTGTCCTGCCCCGGAATGTGCGGAAAGCCGCGAAAGTTGACGGTGTTGGCGAACTTCGCGCCACAGGTCTCGATGCGCTTGTCGCAGCCCGCGCGGATCGTGAAGGCGTCACTTTTGTCGATGGGCCGGACTGGCGCTTCGAGCAGCGTCAGCACCGCCACGCCGTCGGTGACATCATGGCTCAGCACTTCCGCGCGCCGCCCCGTGTTCGCGCCGCTGGTCCAGTCCAGCGTGCCGAAGGCGAACCAGCCCACCTCAAAACCGGCAAGCCCAGCGGCGCTGAATGCCCGGTCGCGCAAGAGGTCGATCACGGCGCCGCTGCCCTTGTAGGCGGGGTTTTCCAGATAGACCCCGCAGCGCGCATCGCCGAGCGCGGCATCGCAACTCGCCTGAAACGTCCGCCCCACCGTCTGGCCCAGCACATGGGCCAGCGAGCGCACTTCCGCGACAAAGGCGAGCCGCCCGCGCCGGATCTGGCCTATGGACCCGCGGCGCATCAGCACGCGCTGGCTCGTGTCCGCCCAGTTCACCCGCCAGAGTTCCACCTCGGCGTTGTCCCAGCGGCCGTCGAGAATGTCGGTCTCGGTGATCCGGTCGGAGGTCAGCACGCCCTCGGCGTCCTGCGCATCCACCGACAGGTCCGAGTTTGAGCGCACTTCTGAGGCCGTGAGCCCGCTCTCGAGCTCGAATTCGGTGCCGTCAAAGGAGAGCGTCCGGTCGTGGTCGGTGAAACCGAAAGCGGTGCCATCGGCACGGCTGATCCGCCACGCCCACGCCAGCGTCGTCGTGCCCTCAAGGAGATGAGCCTGCAGGGCGGGGTTGAAGGATTTCATGGAATATCCTTGATGTGTTTGGTGCTGTGAGCCATCGTGCCGGTGAGGGTGAGTTGACCGCAAAGGAGCGTTTTCATGACACACAATGCGACTGACAAGGCTGGAAACAGCAGCGAATCCACAGCCAGCAGCGATCCCGATCCGGACCAGGTGATCCTTGATGTCATGACCCCGGAGGCGTTCCTGGAGGCATTGAAATTTAAAAGGGCGAGCGCGTCAGAGAATCACGACGTGACACCGATCTGTCATCCCGCGCCCCGGACCAGGTAACGGATCGCGTCATTCGCATGGATGATATCCGAATGACGCTGACATCACCGTCATCGCCGGATCTCCAGCAGCGGAATCGAAGTGATCGCACCGAGCCGCTCGAGATCGAGTGTCACGTCGAGCGCGTCGGTGTCGAAACGGACCGGCACGTCGAACTCGAAGCCCGCGGTGATCGCGACGCCAGCACCCGGCGGGGCGCTGAAGGTGACGACACCGGTCGTGGCGTCAACCGACCAGCCGGAGGGCTGCTCGACCCCACCAAATGCGATGCGAACGCTACCCGTGACGGGCTTGGCGATGGCGCGCGTCCAGGATTGCGCGCCCGAGGCGTAGCGCTTCACCAGCTGGAAGGCGGTCGTCGCGCCGTCGCCGGTGCTGATCGCCTGGTCGGTCGGCGATGGCGTGCCCGAGGGCAGGCAGGACTTGTAATCGCCCCAGTCCTTGAACCGGAAGCCATGCAGCCGCCCGTTGCGCGCCTCGAAGAAGGCGACGACGGCGGCGAGATCGTCGGCGCGGCGGATGCCGTAGGCGACATCAAAGCGGCGGCGCGAATTGGCCCAGCTGGCGTTGCGCTCCTCGGCGCCCGATGCGAGCTCGACGATCTGCGTACGCCGTTCCGGCCCGCCGCGTGCGCCGCGACCGATATTGTCAGGAAACCGGACCTCGTGAAACGCCATCACATGCCCCGCCTGCCAAGTTTGACCGCGCGCGCGATATCGGCGTTCGGCCGGCGGAACGTCCACTGGACGTTCCGCTCTTCGGCCTCACCCTGCGTCCGCGACTGCCGGAAGCTCTCGTCGTCGCGCCATCCATTGATGATCAGGCAAGGCATGGTCACAGCCCCCTCCGCCCAAGAGAAACTGCTCGAGCAATATCCGCAGCCACCTGTGTCCTTGATTGGCGGAAGCTCTCGGCGTCGCGCGCCATGATGGTGACATTGACATTCGTCCCGCCATCGCCACGCGCGCCGTATCCGGCGGCTTCCCGGCGCGAGAGTACGCGCTCGCCGCGCTGCAGGATCGCCGGGACCTCGTCAGGCCGAAGCCCGGCCATGCCGCCGCCATGCATCCGCGGCGCGGTGGCGAAAGCCATGGCCGGGACCATCCGCGAGGGCCCGGGCATGCCCACCATCCCGCCCGCGTGCAGGATGTCGGCAAAGATTCCGCCTGCACCGCCCAGCGCGCCGGAGACCGCGCTGGTGAGCGGCGCGAGGATGAAACGCCGCGCCGCGAGCTGCGCGAGATCGGCGATCATCGAGGTCA